GCTTGATGCACGTTGCCAATCAAATGTACATGTCCTACATCATAAACTTGAGCAGCAAAAACAACCTTGAAAGGGATTCTTACTTGCATATGATGGCCCATTCTGACGACAGTGCTGGAAAGGCCATTGTCAATAATGAAGGGGACATGAAGAGGGTTCTCATGATTTATGAGATTGGACTGAAGGCTGCAAACCATCTAATCTCAATAAAGAAATCTGTGGTTAGTAAAGTTTACTTTGAATTTTTGTCGGTGTTGTACATAATGAATCAATTAGTGCCTCTGCTCCCAAAATTCATGTCTGGGATAACATTTAGGCCAGTTGATAAGGGTTACTGCGTAGATTCACTCCAGTCTTACAGTAAGTGTATAGAGCTCATTCTCAACGGGGCACATTTTGAGCAGGCCTATATATACATGAAAGTTCAATCACATTTGATTTGGAAGTTTTACTTCAACGAAAACCCTAAGGAGGAGGATTATCAGATTCCACCTCAAATGGGGGGAATGCCTGACCCACACCCGATCTCTGTTTTGTTAGTCGGGACGGATAGTGATCTGTTGAGGTTGAAGTACAGCTTGGGGGATGAAGCAGCCAGCATCATGTTAAAATTTTCAAACTTATTGTCCCTCGAAACAAGCACTGAAGAGGGTCTCTTAAAATCTTTTTCTGCGAAGCCTAACATCAAACAAAGCAAAAACTTGTTTATTAATGCTGAGGATAACATAAGGAGAAACTTGCCTGTTTTAGCTGACTCTTGGGCCATAAAAAATCTGAGTTTTAGGAATACCCCCTTGAATTTACTGCAAACTCTTCTGAAGACCCAGGACTCTTCTTTCTTAGCTGCATTGCAAGATGAAGAGATAATGAGGAGGATATCAAGGGCATATTATTTTCGATCAACTCAGTGTTTAGAGACAAAGATTGGGTACATAAGCTACCGCCAATTGAGACAGTACTTCAACTCTGTAAATACTTTGAGATTCTCTGGTGAGTTGGGAGTTGAGCCTGTTTTTAAGGCTGCAGGCATACCTTTAGATGAGAGGTCGTTGGCCATTTTAAACGATGAGATTGCCCAGACTACGGACCTGTTGAACAAGATTTCAGGTGTTTTGTACACAGAAGTAACCAAGTACTTCAATTACATGAATAGGATAAGACTTAATGAAGGGTCTTCTGAAGTAAAATACAAGACGTGTAAACCCGTTCACATGAACATTATGAGAACAGCACAGCCACTCAGCAACATATCAGATATCTCTTCAATAATTGTTTGGTTGAAAGAGCCCGCAAACAAGTACTTGCTGTCAAATGTTGCAGGCTTGCAAACTGCTGCAAATGTTTTGGAGTCATACCTGACTGATGTTGGACTAGACCTCAACACCCTGGATTGCACAATGGCATACAAGCTCGCCAGGAAGATATTCAATAGCAGTGAAAAAGATTATTACTTTTACTCAAACATGCCATCAGGTGTGAGGGAGATAAACAATTATCAGGATATATGCTTGATGTTGGCTAACAACTCCAAAAAAGACTTCTACTTCACTGGTTTGAACATACCGTTTTCTAGGTCACCAGGAGTGTTGTTAGGCGATTATATGCCAACTGTATCTGTTGAAGAATTTGTTGAGACAACAGCTTACTTATCTCTTATAATAGCTGCTTATTCAACAGACAGAGAGAAGGTTGATTTGATAACAGACCTTGAATGGCGATCACCCTCCTTCCTGGGGATGAAGGTGGTTGACATAGGCGAGCTGCTGAGCATGTTTGAGGATTACTGGAAACCAAGCCAAATATGTTATGGATACATAAATACTTATTTGACGATTTCTACAATGCTTGTGTCTAATCAATTAATGATAGACCATTCAGGTGCCCTGGCTGGAGATTTGAGCTTTATAATGAAAGGGTATTTTTATGTTTATGTCAAAACGCAAAAGCTAGTGTCCAACAAGTGGATGGGCAGGGGGAAGCTATTAATCAACACTCCAAATGGTGTCTTTCTCTTTGAGCATGACGGGAACAGGCTAAAAAAAGTAACAACTACCATGAAAAAAGGCTCTATGTCCAAAGTAACAGTTGAGTACATAAACATGGTATTGAGTGAAAGCACGCTGCAGACACTCCAGTATAGCTTCAAGGCACTTCACGAAGAGTCTTCTGAGTATTACATCTTGG